GATAGAGGTATATGGACTGCAAAGAAAAGATATATTTTAAATGTATGGGATAGTGAGGGTGTCAGATATGAAGAACCTAAGTTAAAGATGATGGGTATTGAGGCAGTGAAGTCATCAACACCAGCACCATGTAGAGCAATGATTAAGGATGCTCTTAAAATTATGATGAATGGCACGGAAGATGATGTGCAGAAGTTTATTCAAAATTCACGTAGAGAATTTAGAAAACTTCCACCAGAAGATATATCATTTCCACGTTCTGCATCTGATGTTGTCAAGTATCAAGCACATTCTACAATATATGCAAAAGGAACTCCTATACATATACGGGGTGCATTGTTATACAACCACTATGTCAAAAAACATAAGTTGGATAATAAGTACTCGCTTATCCAGAACGGTGAAAAGATTAAATTCTGCTACCTGAAGAAACCAAATATTATTCGTGAGAATATTATTTCTTTCATTCAGGACTTTCCGCGTGAAATTGGACTTGACAAGTATATCGATTATGATTTACAATTTGAGAAAGCCTTCTTGGAACCACTGAAAGCAATCTTAGATGCGATTGGCTGGAGTGTGGAAAAAACTGCAAACCTAGAATCCTTTTTTGTTTAAATGGACTTACCTATCAACGACAAAGATTTAGCAACAATAGTATCTGCCCTTGCTCTTGGAGGAGATGCTAGACTTTATCATTTATTGAAGGAGGTTAAAGAAGTCAGAGATGCCAATCCTGGTGGTCCATATAAGAAAATTTTACGTGAAGAAAAGGGGATGGTTATTTAATGGATTTTTTGAAGGACATTGTAAAGGAGATTGGTGATGACTTCACCCAACTCGCATCCGATATATCAGAAAACGAACAATATATTGATACGGGTTCGTTGGTTTTTAACGGACTTGT